TGGTTGGAACATATAAAAACCTAAGTCAAGCTAACAGAGATGAATTGTATGAGAATCGAGTTAATCCTATAGCAAACTTCCCTAACGAAGGAATTGTGGTATGGGGGCAAAAGACTCTACAAGCTCGTCCAAGTGCATTAGACAGAGTAAATGTGCGCCGTTTGCTTATTGCAGTTAAGAAGTTTATTGCTTCGTCAACTAGATATTTAGTATTCGAACAAAACACTTCAGCAACAAGAACTAGATTCTTGAGTATTGTGAATCCGTATCTAGAACAAGTACGAGCACAACAAGGATTATCAGCATTCCGAGTAGTAATGGATGAAAGCAACAATACTCCAGACGTAATAGATCAAAATATTATGTACGGACAAATATTCTTGCAACCAACCAGAACTGCAGAGTTTATTATTTTAGACTTTAATATACAACCTACGGGTGCTGCATTCCCAGAATAGAATAACCATATGATACAAAAAGGTAGGGTTTCGGCTCTACCTTTTTTACTGTTACCGATATTTATATTAAAAATAACAAGGAAACAATATGGCATTAGAAGATAGAATAAATACCGCCAACCCGGGAACGGATTTTGCTGATTATGGTTTAGACAATAACTATTGGCAAAATGCTTATTCTTGGGAACCTAAAAAACAACATCAGTTTATCATGGAAATCGAAGGAATTCCTGCATATCTAATTAAAACTTCAGCAAAACCTAGTTTGGAAAATGGAGAGATTACGTTGGATCATATCAATGTGCAAAGATATGTAAAAGGTAAATCTAAATGGAGTAGTATATCTGTTAATTTATATGACCCAATTGTTCCATCTGCAGCACAGGCAGTAATGGAGTGGGTTCGTTTACATCATGAATCTGCAACAGGTAGAAATGGATATTCTTCAATGTATAAAAAAGAAATAACATTGACACAACTTTCACCGCTAGGAGAAAAGGTCGAGCAGTGGATATTGAAAGGAGCTTACATTCAAAGCACTAATTTTGGTAGTTTAGATTGGAGTTCAGAAGATGTTGTTATGATTGAAATGACATTGAGATATGATTGGGCATTCTTAAGCTTCTAAAACAAAATACTTATACAATTCAAGTAGGGTTAAACGCCCTACTTTTTTTGTGTTTATATATTTATAATAAAGTTATAATAAGGACTATTAATGAGTAAAGTTACTGACAGATTAGACAACAAACAATTAGTTGAACTTGCAAAGAAGCAATACGAACAAAGCAAACAAATCAACAAGTTTCCTGCAAACATAGTGAAATTTCCTAGTGCCGGAAAAGTATATCCAGAATCATCTCCACTCAGAAAAGGAGAAATAGAAATGCGGCACATGACTGCATATGATGAAGACATACTAACAAATTCTACTTATATAAACAATGGAGTAGTATTTGACAAACTATTAGAATCACTTATAATAACTCCCGGAGTCAATGTTGATGATTTAATTTATGCTGATAAAGAATCATTAATAGTATCTGCTCGAATATTAGGATATGGAAATGATTATACTATTATGATTAAAGACAAAAACGATAAACTAATTAAAGCTACTATAGATTTAACTAAGTTAAACTTTAAACCATTTGACTTAACATCAGACGAGAATGGATGTTTCACATATCAAACTCAAAACGGACAAGAAATTAAATATCGATTATTATCAGAATCTGAAGTTGTTTCTATAGATCCAGAAAAACAAGTTTCAGATTATTTAGGTAAAAGTATATATTCTGTCGACGGAGAAACAAATAAAAAAACAATTGAAGATTTTCTTAAATATGAATTAATTGCTATTGAAAGCCGCAAACTAAGAACAACTATATTTAATAATGTACCAGGTATTGAATCTAATACTCAAGCAATAGGTGAAGATGGAGGCACCTATTCTGCAGTGTTTCAATTTAGCGCTGACATTTTTCGGGTTTAAGCCGAAAGATCAAATATTTCTTCATAATCAAATATTTGACTTATTATGGGCAGGTGACGGCCGATGGACTTTTCAAGACATTTACACAATGCCACTACGTATCAGAAAGCTTTGGGTGTCTAGAATAAACAAGATGCGAGAAGCGGCAGATGATACAGAGCAACAGAATAATTCTGGTCAAATACAACGAGGCCCTATCAAAAAATAGATATGTAAATATTTATAATAAAAGAATCTAATTGTATACATCTAACGCCATATTAATACAGCATTTAAAACAACAGCCTAGACTAGGTGCAAAACAAAAGCCTAATGCTCAACAGACTGCTCAAAATTTGAATGCAATGGGCGTTTCAGCAAATGCTGTTACGGAAACTTTAAAAAACTTTAATAGTACAATTGAAACATTAAAAACAGCCTTGCCTCCTGTTAATGAAATTCTTAATAATTTAGGAGCTAGATTTAATAATTTAAATTCAATAGTAATAGAGGCTCAAAATAATATTGCTTCACTTAGTGCAGGTCTTAACGTGACTGTGGGAATGACTCAAAAAATGAACGAAGCTTTGTTACAATATACTAAAACAGTATCATATTTTGAAATAAGAAATTCAAAACTAAATGAGTCGTTTAAAATGAGTAGCATACAAGCAGCAAAGGTAGGTCAAACAATAAGAAAAGTAGGAGCGGATATTGGAGTTGGTGATGAAAAATTATTTAAATATACAGCAACATTAAACTCATTAACAGGCGGATTAATTGCTAATACAAAAACATTAGGCGATCATGGAGAATCATTACTTCAAACGCAAGCATATTTACAAAATAATCTAGGATTAACAGAAGATGCAGCACAAAGCTTTGAACTTTATGCTCGAGGTATGGGACAAACCGGTGCAGCTGCAGTAGAGTCTTTAAATGCAATGACTCAAGCAATGGCAGACAAAACGGGAATGGATGCAACACAATTGCAAGCTCAAATCATTGAAGACATAACTAATATGGGGGCTGATCTTCAAGCACAATACGGCAGAGTACCTGGTCAATTAGAAAAAGCTACAATGAAAGCCAGGCTATTAGGAACCACATTAGAACAACTAAACAGCACCGGCCAAAACATGTTAAATATTGAATCTAGTATTGGAACTGAATTAGAATATCAACAACTTACTGGTCGAAGATTGCTAGACAATCAAGGAAAAAGTTTAACTAATGAATATAGAATGGCTACACTTAAAGGTGACGCTACTAAACAAGCTGATCTAATGCAACAATTTTTAGAGCAAGAGGGTGATACATTAGAAAACAACATGTTAGCTAGAAAACAAGCTGCTCAATTATTTGGAATGAGTGAAGCTGATTTAATGCGTCAAAAACAACAAGCAGAATTAGTTAATGAATTAGGTATTCAAGAGTTAATGAAAAAAGCTGAAGGCGAAGCAGATGCAATTGCAGAAGCCATGAAAGCAGAAGGATTTAGCGCTGACAAAATATCTGAAGTATTAAAAGCATCTGACACAAGAACTACTGAACAACGCATGGCAGATAGTTTAGATAATATTGAAATGGCGTTAGTTAAACAAGTTGGTGATAAAATTCAAGTAGGTGGCGGAGTTGGAGAAATACGAAAACAATTAGAACTAGATGGTAGAATTTTAGGAAAAGATGGTATTGCTCAAACATATGTTAATTCAATACAAAGTTCAACTAAAGCTTTAGGAGAATTGTCAATTGCACAACAGTCATATGCTGCAGCATTACAACCAGTTAATACAGCGTTAGGTATATTCGAAGGTATGTTAAATGTAGGTAGTGATACCATAGAACTGCTAAAAAAACCAATAACCATGGTAAATTTACCTAGCGATAAATCACTATCTGTAACGGAAGTTGAAAAATCAGCCGCCGGTGGATTCATAACAGGCCCAGGAACCGGAACATCAGATAGTATTCCTGCCAGATTATCCGATGGAGAATATGTAATCAATGCCGCAGCAACAAGAAAATATCGACCACTACTTGACAAGATAAATAAAAATCCAGCTAAAATGGCAGCAGGTGGTGGACCTATCATGAGCACAGGACGCATGGAAACATTGTTAGCAGCAATATTAACTGCAATAAAAAGCAATAACTTTGACTATGGAACTAAAAAATTATAAGTAAATTATGCCACTACCAAATCAAACATTCATAATACCGAAACCAAGCATAACTAATGCGTTTGCAAATAACTCATTGAGTCAAATTCGTCCTGGATTGAATGTTGAGAATGTAACTAGTTTTAGCACCGATTATTATGAAAATAACAATGCAGTCAATTGGACTCCACTAACTGCTCCAACCACTAACATACAAGAAGGAAGTTTAAAAAACAGAGCTGCTCAATTAGCAACATCTACTGCAGCAAGTTTAGTAGGGATTCCACAAGTTGCACAAATTGGAAACTCTTTGATAGATAGTAATTCAGAACAATCTATATATTCACAATATGCTGTTGCTAACGTTGAAAAAAACACGTTAATACCAGGCGTAAAATATGTAGACTTTCGAAGTCGAAAAGGATTTAAACTCAATGAAGGAGGTTTGGGACAACGAATAGACGGTGCTGCAGCAACACAAAGAATTTTGCTTCGAGGGTTTCGAGAGCCTGGAGGATTAAAATTTGCTGTAAGAACTGGTGCTTATGCTGGAGCGGCTGCAACACGATTCGGGGCATATAGTTTATTCAATCGAGAAGCAACATACGGCTGGGGTGACCACGATAATCCATATGCACTTCGCAATGATTTTACAGCACAAAGTCATGTTGCGACTGCATGGAGAGGTGGAGTAGAAAAAAAATGGAAACCAACTTTTAATCCATTATCGGTAATTACTCCGTTTCGAGGAGACAAAGTTAACGTTATAGATTTTGGTCAAAGAACATTAAATGCAGCATATCAGTGGAAACCAGAAATATTCGATGGTGGTGGAGAAGTATTTGGAGCAATCAACGAATTTTTTCCTGTCGGTGGAGGAATTACGCAAGATTTTATAAAATTTTATTTAACTGGTCCTTCATTAAGTGCTGGAGGTAAAGGAAAGGATGATATCATAGTGTTCCGAGCTAGTATAAACAGTTTAACAGACACATTTGGTAGCAATTGGAATGAAGTAAAATTAATAGGTCGAGCTGACCCAAACTATCAATATTCTGGATATAGCAGAGACATAAGTCTAGATTTCACAGTATTTGCAACTGATAGAGATGAAGTTAAACCTATATGGAGAAAATTAAATGCATTAGCAGGTTATACTGCTCCACAATATGATTCACAAAATATTGCGTTAGTTGGAAGTTGGCTTCGTATAACTATAGGCGATTTGTTTGTGCAACAAGCTGCAGTAATTAAAAGTTTAAATTATACTTTATATGATGCAGAATCTCCATGGGAAATCAACATAGAAGGCGATCCAGAAATGATGCAAGTACCACAGAAAATTGATGTTAGCCTTTCATTAGGAATCGTAACGGATTGGTTACCACAGAAAAATGGAAGATTTTATTCATTGGCTCAACGTTACGATTCATCTGGATTACCAATAAAAGGCACAGATAATTGGTTGTCAGATGCAAAAGATAATCCGCCTACACTTGATATAGAGCAATTAAAAAAATT